GTATGGCGCTGTCAGATTTCCCTGATTTTCACTTCGTCTCATTGGTTGGTTACGATCAGCCAGAGTTCGTCGAGTTCGAGGGTAATTCGATGTGGCCACGACGCTCTCTTAAATCGTTTGATAAGCGGATACTGGAGAGCGGTGCACAGTTCGCAGTGCTTGATACCGCGCCGCATTTCTTCGGCGGCAACGAGATCGATCGGCGGCAGGTGAGCCGGTTCATCCGCAAGCTGGATGCCATCTCGATCATGCGCCGCTGCGCTATCGTGTTCACCGCTCACCCAAGCCAGAGCGGTCGCAAGAGCGGACGCTTGGAGAGCGGCTCGACCGCCTGGGAGGGGTCGGTGCGGGCCCGCTTATCGCTCGCCAGACCAGACGAGAAAGATGGCGAGGAAGAGGTGGCCACCGACGAGCGAATCCTGACCCTCCGTAAGAGTAATTATGCTGAAGCCGGAAAGCAGCTGAGATTATCCTGGAAAGACGGTGTGTTCTCGGCGTTTATTAAGGATGGTGATGTGAAATCTGAAGTACCGCGCTCCGGTCCTGAGAGAACGTCATCCTGTATCGATAAGTTCCTGGATTTATTAGAACAAGTTGGTATGCAGGGTGGTCATGTTATGAATGTTAGTAGCCGTCCAGACACCTACGCGCCAACGGTCTTCGCGGTGATGGATAGGGACTTTTCGCGGACGGAGTACACCCGAGCGATGAACACCCTATGGAGTAGCGGTAGGCTGCAAATTCTGACCGATGGGCCTCCCTCAAAACAGAGAAAATTCCTAGTCAGTATAAAAATATGATACATATCAGCGATGTAGCGTTGCAGGGAACAGAAACTACATCATTCTGTATCGTTACGTTACGAGCGACGATAACCTGTTGTTTTACCTACCTATTGACATTCCGCAGGCGAGTTAATGCCAAAAATCAGGTAAATTCTTTATGTGCTTGATATCTCCACTTATTTTTTCGATACCCCCCCTGTTCCTTCCTCTGCTTGTATATACGTCCTTCTGCACTCGATAAACAGTTGATATCACTACATATTTTTTGGTTCTTCCTGCCCCCTATAGTATAACTATATATCCGGCTGGCGCTATGCGCACCGCGCCAGCCGGATAAAGTGTTGAGTGACGCGCGCGTCGCGCGCATGATGCGGGCCGACCGAGTGTGTTGCAGCACCCGGCCGACCCTAACTCACCCGAGCAGTGGAGCTGCCCGAATGGCTGACGACAAGAATACCAGAGTGCTGCGTGATGTGGCATGCGACCAAAAGTTCCTAGAGCGGTTGGTGTCATATCGCGATAGGGGCCTGTACGTTCACATGACCCCCAACGTCCCCGATCGCTACGCCCCAAAAGTCTTTGCCCATAATTCGTCATTTAGTGAGGCCGAGTTCTGTCGGGCGATGCGGAGACTGTGGGCTACTGGTCGGATAAAACTGGAAACTTACGGGCCGCCTAGCAGGCAGCGGCGCTGTCTTGCTATCGGTTTGCGTACACGTGGTCCTGTGACATGGCGGTAGAGCTAGCCTACGGGCTGCACGTCCCCACCGGGCGGATGATCCACATCGCCAGCGCGAGGAACGGTGATGACTGCGAGTGCGTCTGCGCCGAGTGCGGCTGGGCGCTGCGGGCGCGCCAGGGGCCGGTGAACGAGGCGCACTTCGCCCACCAGCCCGATGGTCACGGCGGTGGTGGAGGTGGCGGTCCCTGTGTCACCGCGCCGGAAACCTCCCTGCACAAGGCGGCCAAGCAGTTCCTGCTGGACGCTGGCGAGCTGGTGATCCCGGCACTGGCCGCCAGACACCCCAGCGGCGCCTTCGGGCGGGTCGTACAGGGCGCCCGGCGCGTGGCCCTGATCGAGCCCCGTAAGGAGGTCCAGGGCCTCCCAGGCTTCGTCCCGGACGTCATGGGGATGGCGGATGGCGCGCCGCTCATCATCGAGATCCACGTCACCCACCGGGTGGACGCGAAGAAGCAGACCCTGATCCGCAAGCACGGCGTTTCCGCCATGGAGATCTACCTCGATTCCTACCGGGCAATGCCAGAGAACACGCACCGGGAGATCGTGCTGAGCACGGCTCGGCGCGTGTGGCTCTGGCACACCCGGCAGGCCGAGATCGATGCCGTCCTGGCACGCGAGGTGGCCGAGGCTGAGGCAGCTCGGCAGAGAGCGGCGGAGGCGCGGGCGAGGCTGGCGGCTGAGGCTGAGGCGCAGCGGCTGGCTGATGTGGTCGTAGCGGAGGCGCGGCGGCAGGCGGCGTGGCAGCGTCAGCTGGCGGAGGCGGGCGAGCGTCACCGGGCTGAGCTGGAGGCATTCGAGCAGCGGCGGGTCGAGCTGGAACGCGCCTCACTGGAAGCGGCTGAGCGTCGCCGGGTTGAGCGGGAAGTGGCAGAGAAACTGGCGGCGGAGGCGGCAGAGCAGCGGCGGATTGCCCTGGTGGCGGAGGAGGAGCGTCAACGCGTCGAGCTGGCGGCTGAGCGAGAACGGCGGCGGCGGCAGTGGGAGGCCGAGGAACCGTTGCGCCGGGCGCGGGCGGAAGAAGCGGCGGAACGGGACCGCCTGCAACGCCTCCAGCGGGAAGAGGAGCAGCGCCAGGAGCGCGTGCGGCAGGAGGAGGAGGGGCTTCGACACGCTAACGCCATCCTCGCCTGGGCGGAGAGCTACTATCCGGCCCGCTCCAACCCGCCGCCCGATCTGTCTGGCCTGGGGCCAGCCTATGTCGTGTGGCTGTTCCAGCAGGCCACCAGCCGCAAGGCGCATCTCGCCCTGGTCGATCAAGAACCCATTCGCCGCTGGTTCGGCGATCCGAGGTGCAGCTCTGCGGCGAAGGCTGCCTGGGAGCGCCATGCGCCGTGAGCCTGCCGCCGCCCTACTACCGCCGCGCTAAAGCCGCCAGGAAGTCGCCACAGGCCGCCCTGCCGTTTGCCGCCCCTGCGGCCCTCCCGACGTCTCAGACGCCGTCCTGCGTGGTTTGCGGCTCGCGGCAGGCCCACTTCGGCTACGGGCCGCCCCTGGTGGCGACGCCGGTCTACGCCTGTTTCGCGCACCGGGCCGAGGTCGACCCGGCGGCGCTGCCCGACTGGCTGCGGTAATCGGCGCGGTTAGGCGCGGTGATTTGAATTCCTATTTTGGGTATTTCGGGGGGAATATAATTCCTATTTCGGGCGTTATTAGCGGACCTTAATCCTTGCGGCTGTCGAAGCGCTCGTTGCGGCGGGTGATGCGGCCGGTCAGGATGCCGTCGGAGATCGCCCGGTTGATGGTACCTTGGGGGCGATTGAGTCGCTCGGCGATCGCCCGGTAGGCGACGCCCTGTTCCGCCAGCTTCAGGATCAGCTCGCGCTCATCGGGCAGGATCGGCACCGGTAGCCGTCGGCGTTCTACCATCGTTCCAACTCCACGGAGTCGGGACGGCAGTATACCAAATCCCGATTCGGTCGGGAACGAGGCGCGAACTTTAGTCCTCTGGGTAGCCGGGTGGCGCCGGTACGAAGCACATAGCGACTGCGATTGGCCCCTTGCTTCTGATCGTGCGATACAGCCAGCCACCTGGAACGCGAATACGCTCCAGGTGATCGCCAGTCTCTGGCGATGATACGTCTTCCCACAACACAGTATCGCTCATGCGCGTTTCTCCTTTTGCGGAAACGTCTCTTCCTGCTCCTTCAGCTTCCACCAAACCCACCCGGATTTGTAGTTGTGCGCCCTGGCGTAGGCGGCCAGCTCCGCCTCGGTGCGCGGCTTGCTGAGCAGCTGGCGGTACGTCATCCGGGCGATGTGGGCATACTGGTCGAACACCAGCTCCTGCATCGGCGCGTTGTCGGCCACCAGCAGCTTCCGCGTCGGGCGCTGGGCGCCGCAGTCGATGCAGCGGTTGTGCTCACCCCGGTTGCGGGTGCCGCACTCCTTGCACGTCCAGGGCTTCAGCGCGCCGCAGTTGGAGCAGGTCGGCCGGGTGGGTGAGTTCAGCACGCCGCACTTGATGCAGTCCCACGGGGTGGGTGCGGCCTTGTCCTTGTCGTTCTTCTTCGTTACGCCATCGAGGCTCCAGTCGCGCGGCTCGGTCGGCAACCCGTGGGCGACGCAGTTGCGGGCGTGGTCGAGCACCGTGAGGTGGCCGCCGTCGGCCTTCGGGCGCATGCCCCGGCCGATCTGCTGCAGGCACATCGTCAGGCTTTGGGTGGGGCGCAGCAGGATCACGCAGCCCACCGACGGGACGTCGAGCCCCTCGGAGATGATCTCGCAGCTGGTGAGCACCTGCGTGCGGCCGTCCTGGAGCCCCTGGATGGCATCGTCGCGGCTGGCCTTGTCCAGGCCGCCGTGGACGGCGGTGGCGCGGTAGCCAGCGTCCTGGAACGCCGCAGCGACCGCCTCGGCGTGCGCCACGGTGACGCAGAACGCCATGCCGGTGGTGCCCTCGGGCAGCGCCTGGAACTCTTTCACCGCGTCGCCGGTCACGCCGCTGGCACGCTCGGCCAGCTCGTGCTCGTCATAGTCCCCGGCGATGGTGCGCAGGCCGGTGGTGTTGATGGTGGCGGAGGGGATGAACACCTTGCACGGCGCGAGGTAGCCCTGGTCGACCAGATCCTGCATGGCGGGGCCGCACACGATGGCGTCGAACGATCCGCCGCAGTGCTTGCCGAGGCCCTTGCCGTCCAGCCGGGCGGGTGTCGCGGTGACACCGAGCAGGCGCGCGTCGGGCTGGCTGGCGAGCAGCTTGGCCCAGGTCGAGGCCACGGCGTGGTGCGCTTCGTCGATCACGATCAGCTGGAACTGGGGCAGGGTGTCGAGGCGGCGGGCGACGGTCTGGATGGAGGCCACGATCACCTGCGCGTCGTGGTCGCGGTCCTGCCCGGCGGCGATGATGCCGTGCGGCACACCGAGCGCGGTCAGCTTGTTGGAGGCTTGCTTGATCAGCTCGCGGCGGTGGGCGAGCACCAGGGTGCGGGTGCCCTTGGCCACGGCGGACTTGATCACGTGGGCGAAGACGACCGTCTTCCCGCCGCCGGTCGAGAGCTGGTAGAGGGGCGCCTTGGCGCCGCCCCGGAACGCGTCGCGGATGCGCTCGATGTCGGCGGTCTGGTAGTCGCGCAGGGTGAGGGGCTCGCTCACGCCACGCCCTCCTTGATCTTGATCTGCTTCACCGGCACCCAGCGGCCTTCGTTGCGGTTGCCGGTCGGCTGGATGAACCAGCACAGCTCGCCACGCAGAACGATGCTGGGGCGCTCCCAGCACAGAGTGCTGCTGATCTCCCAGTCGGTGCCGAAACGGGCCAGGGCGCTACGCTGGCTGTTGGTCTTGGGGGTCCATGTGACGCGGGTCATTGGGATACTCCTGAGAAGGGATGATTAGGCTGCGAACCGCAGCTTCGGCGCCTCGACGGTGATCTCGTAGCCCTGCGCGCGAATGAGCCGCAGCATGTCTTGAGTGATCGTCTTGGTGCCAGCAAGCGCGCAGAAGAACGCCGATTGCTTGCAGGCGGGGTAGATCGTCTCGTTGCCGTAGACTTGGCGGATCTGAACGGTGATGGTCATTGGGATACTCCTGGGGTCGGGGTGGTGAAGCGACTTATGAAGCATCATGGATCATCTGTCAAGCGCGATCGTTGTTGCCAGATCGACCATATTGCCGGGCAGTAGGCTGGGGTCGATCGCGATGAACCCGGCGCCTGGGGTGAGCAGCATCGCGGCACCCGTGATCGCCCCCGAGTGCGGGTTGAGCCGGATGATCAGCTTGATCGGGCGCGGCGCCACACCATCGGCCAGCGCGTCCACCAGGATCACCGCCTCGCCCAGGCTGTTGCGCGCCTCCAGGCGGTTGAGGTGCAGGATGCGCAGCGGCGGCCCGTCGGGCGCCTCGACGGGGATCGGTGGCCCCAGGTCGGCGTAGGTGTGGCTGGTCATGGCAGTGGCCTCCCGTCGCGGATCGCGCGTGCGGCGGTCAGGAACGCGTGGGTGTAGCGCCATGTGTCAGGCTGTGCGCGTTGTGCCGCCCAGGCCGCGATGGTCGCCAGATTGGCACGCACGGTGCGGTTGGTGCAGAGCCGCATCTCGGACAGCCGCACCGCCCGCGCAGCGTTCGACAGGCCTGGATTGTGCGCCGTCAGCTCGCGCTCCAGCAGCGCGTCGGGCGCGCTCACCGGCAGCCGCAGGTAGAGGTCCAGTAGGCGCTGCGTGGTGCCTGGGTGGGCGCTCATCGCGGGTCCACCCGGCTGGTCGGGAAGCCGCGCTGGCGCCCCTTGGCCTCGAACTCGGCAGCCGCCGCCTCATTGGCGAACGGGTGGTCGCGCCACGTGCCGTCGTCGTCCTGGGCCCAGATCCAGATGTGCTGGGCGGCCCAGGCGCGGGTGGCGAGAACGTCGGACAGATCGTTGGTCATCGGGATACTCCTCGGGGTGGTGGGGAGGCTCGCGCCTCCCCTGGTGGATCAGAACGGGATGTCGCACTCAAGCTTGCTCTCGGCCTTCGGGCCGGTCACTTCGCCCCACGGCAGGCCCCAGCGCTCGCTGCAGACCGGGCCGCGTCCCACGCTCACCGAACGCTCGTCGGTCAGCTCGCGTCCGCAAAAGCAGCAGTTACCGGTCTCCCTGCCGTACGTCGCAGAGGCTGCGTCGGGATCGGCGTTGAACACCGCGAGCGCTGCCTCGACCGCGACCAGATCGGCGCCCGCGATGCGACGGCTCGGCTGCCATTCGCCGCTGGTGCTGATACGGCCATACCAGACCCTGGTGTTGTAGCTGGTGCCCGCATCGGTGACGTTGATCGTGTTCGGCTGCTGGGCACGCTCACCGGCCACCGACAGGCGGAAGTCGATGTTGCCGCTCGCGGTGCGGAACACGATCGCTGCCCGTGTGCCTGCCTTGGCGAACAGCTCGACGATACGCGCGAACTGCTTGGACACCGGCACATGCGCCACTACGGGTGTGGCTACGGGCTTGGCGGCGCCCTCGGGGGCGATCGCGTTGACGCCGCGCTTGGTCAGCTCGCGCACCCACCAGAGCTGCTTCTCGGAAAGGCTGCCGCGCTTCTGTGCCTGATCGATCAGGCTCACGGCGAAGCTGCGGTCACGCTCGCTGAGCGCATGCGCTACCTGCAGCAGCAGGCCGGTCTCGGCAGTCAAAGGGGTCTGGTCGGACATCTGGGATACTCCTGTGAGGACGTCGTCGGGTGGTGAAGCCGCTTATGAACCATCAGAGATCCTGTGTCAATAGTCGATGGTTCATATTGACCTCAGAAAATTTTGCGCCCAGCTTTAAGGTGCTCACCACCCACAAATGAGGATCCTCATGCCAGACCACAGCACGCAAAGTATCAGCCCCGAGGCCGCTTTAAGGGTCACGAGAGAGGCGGTCGGCGGTGCCATCAAGGGTTATCTCAAGCGCAACAAGATGTCGGTCTCGGAGTTCAATACGCAGGTGCTCGGCATCGAGCCAAAGGCCACCACGGCCTACACCTGGATCGGGTGCCGGGGGCTGCCATCGCCGCGCTACGTGGCGCTCCTCGCCAAGGCGCTGCACAAGCCTCGGACCTTCTTCGAGGTGCCGCACGCCTACCCGCAGCCCAATGGCGGCGGCGTTGAGGCGCCGGTAGAGGAGCCTCGCGTGTTTCCCCTGCCGCCCTTGCGGCCACCCATCGTCCATGCTCGCAACCCGCGCAGGATCGCTCTCGAGAGAGCCAATGGTGTCGCCGCCGTCCTCGACGGCAGCACCAAGAACAGCCTGACCTACTGGGGCAACGGCGACGGCTCAGTGACCGTGACCATGCTTTTCACCGGCTCACAGAAGCGCGCCAAGAGGGTTTTCAAAGCGCTCGAAAAAATGGGTGTAGACGTAACGAAAAAAGATGAAACCACCGCTTGACACATGAACCATCAGGGGAGCATAGAGAGCTCGTTACGTCGTCACCACCCACTCAGGAGTATCCCAGATGACCATCACCACCCCCGCCACCGTCGAAGTCACCTTCTCCAAGATTGAGGCGCTCAGCGCCGCCTGGGCGCTCAAGGCATCGGCCGCCGAGGCCTACTGCGACGAGCGCCTGACCGTCGCGGGCACCAACTACAGCCTCGCCGCGCGCCTGTTCTTCGCCTCGGGCTACACCAGCAAGGGCAACCTGTGCAGCCAGCTCGCCATCCTGATCGACCAGGAGGCACTGGCGATCGCCAGCGGCAACGACGACGACGCGCAGTATGCGTCCGACAGCATCGCGGATCTGAAGGTCGAGCTGCAGGACTACAGCGAGGCGGCGCGGCTCAAAGTGATCAAGGAGACGTTCTGATGAGCTGGAATCTGAACCGCGCCGATGCGGGTACCCGGCTGAACCGCTTCCGCAATTGGGAAGCACGCGGCCTGCCCTACTGGCACAGCCGCGTGCTGACCTGTCACAGCCGCGTCCTCAATGCCGACAGCGCCAGCCAGCTGGACCGCGCCCTGAACGACCGCGAGGTGGCAGAGCTGGCGGTGCGGCGGCTGACAAAAGGAGCCTGAGCATGGAGCCCAAAGACAACATCGAGTGGCTGGACATGATGATCCAGCACTCCGGGCTGACCGACTGCAAGCCGCAGCTCGCATTGATCCGTATCGAATTGCTGATGCTGCGGCAGCTCAATGAGATCAGCGAGCGGTATCAGCGCAACATGGACGCGCTGCTAGCTGCCAACAAATGAGAGGAGGTGTGATGCCAGACGACTGCGATGACGGGCTCCCATGGGGCCACGTCACCGACGACGGGGTGTGGCACGAGCTACCCAAGCAGCCAATGCTGCTCGGGGGGTTCGGCCCGCCCCCGTTTTACGTCGTGCTGCCGACCGGCGCGGTGCGCCACGTCGTGCATCGGCCAGAGGAGATCATGCCATGACCATCGCCGCCGCGATGCTGCGGCAACAGCGCTATCAAGCCGAAAGACAAAGCGTAGCCCGCCCCATGGTCCCCGGCAGGCAGCTCGGTACCGAGCTTGAGCAGACCGTCGTCAAGCTGATCGCAGAGGGGCCGACCTACGCCCCGGACGGCTCTCATGTGGGGCTCGTCGGCATCTATACGCTCGACGAGCTGATCGACATCGCCATCCAGCTGGAGGCCAAGCAACATGACCGATGACGCCGACCGCACTGTCCTGCACGTGACTGGTGGCGCTGCTGGCCTCGGGGTTGGTCCTGGCAGCAGCGTGACGCCGCTGCGCATGCCCGGCGCGGTGCCACCGGAGACCCATCAGGCGGCGCTGGACCGGCTCGCCGAGGCGATGATCATGACGTCGACCATCAAGCGTGTGGCCGCCGACAGCTACCGCATGATGCTGCGCGTCGCGATCACCGCCGCACCCTACGGCGAGCAAGGCGCCGCCGTGGAGAAGATCCTGCAGCAGCTGCTCAAGCGGCTCGACGCCCATCTCGCCACGGTGCCCAACGCACCGCTGCCACCCCCAGGTGCCGCATGATCCGCTACTGGGGCGTCATGGCCTTCACCATCCCGCTCGCCATGTTGCTGCTGGCAGCCGGTGTCCTGCGTGCCCCTACAAAACGTGATACACGCGTATGAACAGCCAGGGGAACGCGCATGGCCATCATCACCGTCGCCGCAGGCGGCTCGATCCAGGCCGCGATCAACGCCGCCGCACCGGGTGACATCATCGACGTCGCCGCCGGGCGCTACGTCAATCAGTTCCTGACCGTCGGTAAATCGCTGACCATCGAAGCGATCGGCGGCCCAGCTGTGCTGGTCGCCACCACCAACGCACCAAACGGCAAGGCCATCATCACCGAGGGCCAGCCGGGTCTCACCGTCAATATCTCGGGCTTCGACGTCAGCGGCGCGGTGGTGGGCGACAACAACGGCGCGGCGATCCGCTATGAAGGCGGCACGCTGCATTTGTCCAACGTCAGCCTGCACAACAATCAGGAAGGCTTGCTCGGTGCCGCTGATCCGAACGGCGTGATCACGATCGACCACTCGGAGATCGACCACAATGGCGAGGGATCAGGGTCCACTCATAATCTGTATATTGGCGCTATTTCTAGTTTCACTCTCACTAATAGTTACGTCCACGACGCGGTGGTGGGACACGAAGTCAAGTCACGTGCAGCGAGCAACACTATCAGTGGTAACCGTATTTTTGACAATAGTGGCTCTGCTTCTTACAGCACTGACCTTCCTAATGGCGGTAACGCCAGCATCAGTGGCAACGTGATCGAGCAGGGACCGAACACGCAGAACCCCTACATCCTGGCGTATGGCGAGGAGGGCATCACCCACCCCGGCATGTCGTTCATCGTTAGTGCCAACACCATCGTCAACGACGATCCATCCGGCAGGCTGTTGCTCGATCCGACGCTGGCGCAGCCGACGTTCAGCGCGAACGATGTGTGGGGTCTGCCAGCCGGTGCTGGTCTGGCGCTGCTATCTGCCCGCCCGACGCTGGACACATCCGCCGTGCAGTTCACATACCCCGGCGGTACCACACCACCGCCACCGCCTGTCCAGCATGGTCACAACGGGCATCACCACCAGCACATTGCAGCGGCGCCAGCACCCGACCCGCTGGCCGCCGCGCTGCAAGATTTCTTTGGGGGTCATCCATGAGCGACGAAAGCATGACCGGCGAAGCCGTGGTGCGCTCGCTGCGCAACATCATCGCCAAACTGGAAGTTGAGAACGCCGATCTGGAGCGGCATAACAAGGAACTCCGCGAGGCGGTCGCCGCCCTACTGGCACCAGCCCCGTCTCAAGTGTCTCGCGGATGAGACTGTTCCGGTTCGGTGGATAAAAACCCATTGTTATCAATGGCGCGTAATTTTATGTCGTTCTGACGATTTTACAACCAAGCTTGCAACGACCGTGCTCCACTCGATCGCGGCAACCCTGCCGCACTCTTGCAAGGAGTCACAGATGCGTAGTCTGTTTTATGCGGCAGTGGTTGCCGCTACCGCCCTCACCCCGCTGGCCGCCAACGCCGCGCTGATCACCTCGCTGGCCCAGGAAAGCGGCACCAACACGGTCGTCGCGACCGACGACGCGACCACGACCACCATCTCCATCGCATCCGGCACCCTGGTCACGCTCGGCGGCGGCATCTTCAACGTCGCCGGGGCGTCGTTTGAGTTGACCGCCACGTCGATCGACACCGCGATCGATATCGGCGGCGAGATCATCCAGCACTACTCGGGATCGTTCTGCGTCAGCTCCGTCGCGGGCTGCGGCGGCAACTTCCTCTCGGGCACCTTCACCGACGCGGCGTTCGGCGCCACCGGCGGTCCCGGGCTGACGGTGCAGGTCAGCAACCCGCCCGAGCAGCTGGTACTCACCTCCAACGTCGTCCCGGCCAGCGAGCTGATCCCGCCGTCGAGCTTCAACCTGACGTTCGTCAACCTGTCCAATCCGCTCGTGATCGACGGATCCACCATCGGCGCGTTCGACGCCAGCTTCACTGGCGACGTCTCAGCCAGCGCCGCACCGGAACCCGCCTCGCTGGGCCTGTTGGGCGTCGGCCTGCTGGGTCTCGGCATGGTCGCCAAGCGCCGTCGCACATAAGCGGGGGCACACCCGCGTCTGGGAGCCACTACAGGCGACATGGTTGAGACCCCCTTGACGTGTCGCTTGTCTTTTTAAAGGAACGTCACAATGAAAAGACTCCTCGCCACCACCGCGATCGTCTGCGGCGCGCTCTGGTTCCACCCGCCCACCGCCCACGCCATCCCCACCCCGTTCACCGACGCGTTCTGTGGCCCGCTGGCCGAAGGTGGCTGCGGCGACGGGCAGAAGATCTTCCTCGACAACGCGAAGGCGCAGCCCGTCCTGTTCGGCAATGTCAACGCCAACAACCACGGCCCGGTGGTGAAGATCACCTCCGACCACAACATGATGCTGGTGGCCACGCTCGACAGTGGCGGCGGCTTCGCCACCATCACGCCCGGCGGCAAGGCGAACTTCTTCAGCGGGATCGACGTGTCGATTCCGGGGTTCGAGTTCACCGGCCTGATCTTCAGTGTTCAGATGCAGCCCACCGCTAACCAGTTGACCACCGACGATCCGCTCACCATCGATGGGTTTCGCGGTACCGGCGCCAGCCGCCTCGCCGACCTGATCAGCCCGATCGAGACCGCTAAAACCGACCAGGATCGCGAGTTCTCCATCACCGCCGTCGGTGGCCTGGGTCTGTTTGACGACGTGGACATCTTCTCGACCACCGGCTTCAAGGAGATTAAGCACCTCAAGATCGAGGGCTTGTGCCAGATCCTTGCGAGCGGTGGATGCCAGCCGCTGATCGTTGACGCGTCCGAGCCAGCATCGCTTGCGATACTCGGCCTGGGCGTGCTCGGCATCGGCGCCGTGACCGCCAGAAAGCGGCGCTGATACCAGTGGGCCAGGGGGTGCAAGCCCTGGCCCACGTCCAGCTTGCCTCGTGGTTCAGTCGGTCCCAAAATTGAGCCATGCCACGATTGCTTGCTACTGAGATACCTGCGACCCGTCGACCACCGCGTCAGGCGAGGCCTGGGACGCCGCCAGGGCAGGGCGGCTCAACTGATGGTAAGGGACAGCCACCCTTCATCGCGACGCCTGCCCAGCGCACCGAGGTGCGCCGCATGACCGCGTGCGGCTTCACGCTTGAGAGCATCTCTGTGATCATGGGCATACCCGTGATGACACTGGAGCGGCACTTCCCGTTCGAGCTGACCAACGGCAAGCTGATGACGGATGCCAAGATCTTGGGTGGCATCGTCACGATGGCGGAGGAGGGCGACAAGACGATGTCGATCTTCTGGGCCAAGGCACGCAGCGGCTGGCGCGAGCGCGGCGATGACGCCAGTACCCAGGCGGCGTTTACCATCAACATCAGCAACAGCAGCAACGGCGGCGCGATACCGGACGACAGCCGCACGATCACGGTTCATAGTCTGCCGCACCCCGAGGAGGAGCCGTGATGCTGCACGCATCTACATTCGAATATCTCAAGCCTACCGACGCACAGATGAGCAGGATGGCTGCGGTCCGCGAGGAATTCGCCGAATTTGCGACCAAGCTGGATCTCTCCCTCCCCGACGGACCGGATAAAACCTACCTGATGCGCCAGCTGCGCGACTGCGCGATGTGGGCGAACGTGTGCATCACCCGCAACCCGGACGGATCACCGAGGACATAGCGATGCCGCTGCCCACGCCCTTCAAGCCGAAGCGCATGCCCGAGCGCATCAAGCGGCACATCGCGTTGCGCGATCTCGCCGAGACCCAGGCAGCGGACAAGGGCAAGACGCTGAACCGGACACAGGCCAAGGCGCGTGCTAAAGAGCTGGCGAAGGACACGCTGCCGCACACGCAGGACTATTGGAACACCCGCCTGAAACCGAGCTACGAGCCAGAGCGATGAGCTTCGATCATAGTAAGCAGTGCCACTGGTGTGGTGGCGCCAATCTGGACCGCACGCCCGGCTATGCCGGTGAGCGTCAGTGTCTCACCTGTGGCTGGGGTGGTAGTGGAGAGAGGGACGTGCCTTGCATGTTCTATAAGCTGATCCGCGAGCCACGAAAGTGAGTGCCCGCATGCCCAGCCAGTCAGTCCCACCGATCGACCAGATGCACGAGCTGCTCGCGGGCGTCGACATGAGCCAGTCGCAGCATCTGATGCGCGCGTTCGACATCATGGCCGAGCGGCTCAGCGGCGTCAGTAATAGTACAGCGTTGTGGGCGCTGGCCACGCTAACCGCCAAGATCCTGGCAGGCTGCGCGATGGACGACGACATCATGACCGCCACCACCACGCGGTTCAGCAGCATGCTGAAGGCAGCGTATCCGATCATGGTGCGCGCACTCGAAGACGCGCAGCGCCAGCAGGAGGGACGGCCGAAGTATGACGCGTGAACGCGCTGAACAGCTTACCGAGCAGGTGTATCGGCTTGCCGAGTTCCGTAAATGGATCGAGAGCAACGTGCTGTTCCCGGTGGTGCCGGATAGCATCGTCAAGCCATTACGTGCCCAGCTGATTGACGCCGAGAATGCCCTGGTGGTTCAGCTCTACAGCGAGGGTGAGTTCGAGCGCATCGCGGCGATCCATAAGAGTCTGCTGAGGCCGACACCATGTGTCGGGTGAGGAGGGAGCATGACTGCCATCGACGACTGCAACGAGGCACGCGCGCAGATCAAGGCGATCGCTGAGTCTGTGCTGGCGCTCAAGGACAGTACGTTCAACGGCGAGGCGATCGCCAATGTCATGCTCGCCTACCGGCATCTCGAAGACGCAAGCATGCGGTTGGGCAAGGCGATTCAGGCGATGGACGGCGGCACCTCGGTCTACGACAAGCGCACCACCGTCGGTGCGTGACAGTTACTGGCAGTGGCTAGCGGAGCGAATTGATATGCCCCTGGTAAAGAGCAAGTCTGACAAAGCCGTTGGCAAGAACATTGAGGCAGAGCAGGCTGCTGGCAAGCCGCACAAGCAGGCGATCGCGATCGCCTTGGACGTCCAACGCCGCGCGAAAGGCAAGAAGCGAAAGGGTAAATAAATGGCTTATGACGAAGGAATGAAACAGCACGCAAATATGGCACGCGCCAAGGGATTCATGCCGAGTGGCGACCATGGCTGCCAGAGCCTCGATAGTGTCAACGGCGGGCACAAGAGTCCAAATGCTGGGATCAGTCACACACCGTTGGGCGATCACGAGCGGGCGGGGCCGCCGCACATCAGCCGGGGCGGTGGCAAGCTGCCTGCGACTGCGCACTCGGACCATGGGCCACACCACATCCCTGGCTGACGGCGGTGGCGGCGCCACCGAGGAAGCTGACGAAGCAGGTGACGCACTACACGCCCAAGGCCGAGATGCAGTCGGAGCGGTGTGATCTGTGCGTGCATTGGCGTGCGCCCGACGCGTGCCATCTGGTGCTGGGCCTGATCCGGCCTGGGGGATGGTGCGATCGCTGGATCAAGCGGGCCGGGCGATAGTCGCGGGATGCCGAGAGTGCCGAGAACGACGAGCGAGCCGACCCTCGTGAGGGTACCGAAATGGCAGAGCGAGCCGACGGAACTGAGAGTACCGGAGCAAGCGAGCGAGCCCCAGCGCAGGAGCGTATCGCGAAGACAGAGCGAGCCGACACGCTTGTGAGTGCCGAGAAGACAGAGCGAGCCGAAGATCCTGAGATCACCACGAACGCCGAGCGAGCCACGAGTGTGGAGAGTGCCGACAAGACGGAGCGAGCCAGCAGGGCCGAGAGTACCGATCGAAGCGAGCGAGCCACGAACGGCGAGAGTGCCGACGTACTTGAGCGAGCCAAGAAAGAGGAGAGTGCCGACGGATTCGAGCGAGCCGAAGCGCTAGAGAGTACCGTGAACCCAGAGCCACCCCAGGCGCCGCGCTATGGCCTGGGGTATCCTCACATCGAACAGCCTGGGCATCACCTGTGGGCGGCGCAGCAGGCAGGCTGGCCCGAGCACCTGCCCTACGAGGCGTGGCGCGATCTGGTGGTGATCCACAATACCGACAAGGCGCCCACCGCCAGCTCGGCCGATCATCCGGCGTTCAAGCAGGACTACGCGCCGAACTATCTGGCCAGCCAGGAGCAGCCCGAGGACAAGCTGGCGCAGCACCCGGCCGTGGCATCCCGACAGCGGCGCTGATGCTGGGCTGGCTCATCGTGGGTGTCCTGGCGATGGCTGTGGCAGCCTGCCTCATCGTGGTTGGGCTGATGATCAGGGATACCCAGGAGTTTGACTGATGATCCGCTGGCTGATCCGGCGCAAGCTGCACCACATCCAGCACTGGCTGCACTGGCAGCCGATCGAGGTGGTCAGCGAGATGCGTGACAACCATGTGTGGATCGGTGCCCGCTGCGTGGTCTGCGGTGCGGTCACGGGCTGGCATCGGACGCGGTTCTGATGGCTGACGCTGGCCCGGTGATCTGTCCCGCGTGCAATGGGCGCGGCTATGCTATCGTGCGGGCGGGCGTGTCGACGCCGTTGTCACGCGAGGAGTGCTGGATCTGCCAGGGCAACGGCTGGATCGAGTGGCCACCAGAGGAGGCAACCCCATGTCCTACGCCGAAGAGCGGGCCGAAGAGCGAGTCGCCGAGCAGCGAGCCGAGCTGACGCCGCACAACGAGACTGACGACGAACGCGCCGCACGCGAACAGGCGGCCCGCGAGCTGGCGATCGAGGAGCCGGGCCCGGTGGTGCAGATCTGCGAGCTGCACGGTGGCTACGTGATGGCGCTGCTGTCGCAGGTGGCCGACATGGACGGCCCCAACCTCGCCGCCCAGGTGAAGGTCCGCACCATCCTCGCCGTGGCGCGTAATGGCCTGGGGCCGCAGGTGGCGACCTGTCTGGTGGCCGAGTATGGCCTGACCCCGGCCGAGGCTGACGAGCTCGCACTGGAGCTCATGACCGCACCCGAGGGCGAGGCGCTGGTGTCGCGCCACGCACGGGAGACCGAGGCCGAGGCGGCTGAGAACGCGGAGCGGTGGGATGACCCAGCCGCCGAGCACGATCGGCCGCGTGATGAGCACGGCCGGTTCATCAGCGAGGCAGACGCGGCGCGGGAAGCGTGAGCGACACCCAGGCGTTCCCGGACAGCGACACGGCGTTCGGCGAGGGGCCGACGGCGCACGGCAGGCACAAGCGCAAGCGGTTCTCACGGGAGATGGGCGATGGGAGTGATCAACACCGGGATGGTGCCGAAGGCGATGATGGGGGGAGCGGGCTCGGAGGATCCCTACCAGGGGGCGCCGATGCCGCTGGGCCGCCAGCCAGCTCCGCCCCGGAGTAGTGCGCGGCTGATGGCCAAGGTGCGCGATGTGGCAAAGCTGCTGGCGCAGCACAACGATGGCGGCTATGCCCACCACTGCGGCGACCCGATGGCGCACCCATGCGGTAAGCTGTAGCCGGGCTTTCAGAGCGTGCCGATTGAGCGTGCCGATGGATGAGAGCGTGACGCCGCAGCACATGCAGTGGCGTCTGTATCTACAGTGGCCCAGCGGCAGGCGCGAGAGCGTGGTGTGCGCTGGGCCACGCCCTGTGATGCCGCCCGGCCACGCTGTCCTGCTTGCCTCGATGCCTGTGCCTGCCCTGGCTGTCCAACCTCTGGATTATTGGCAAACTAGGAGACC